TTATCAATATCTTCTTGATTTGACTCCATTTTTCGCCATAGTGATAAACAATTTTTCATATTTTCTCCTTTAATCGATTAATTTTATATGTTTAACATCTATCAACTCATTAGATTTTCCTTTACTATTTTCAAGTAAATGAGATGGAACAGATTCAACATTATTTAATAAATCCTTTAAACCGAATCTAGCTTCTTTCTTGATTAAGTTTAAAAAGTAAGGGGAAATAAATGCAGCTACTTGTTCTTTTGTTCGATGTGTAAAGTACCAATTAAAGAAAACTTGTTTTTTTAAAAGTAAGTCTTTCATGTTATATACCTCTCATATTGTTCAAACCATAAAGCTAAGTAAACAACGCTTACAGTTATAGTGCCTAACATTAGAAAACTAAGTGTTCTAAAGAGTAATTTAAGTGGTTTCATGATTTCTCCTGGTTTAATATATTTAATAGCAAAGTATTTCCATCTTTTGTTAATACCTCTCTTGTTTTTACATATACGTCTAATCTAGCTTCTAGTTTTTTATCACCGTCTATTACATCACTTAATATTTGCATTGCCATAGCAGAATCGTTTAATTCACCATCTACAAACTTCATTAATGTTTCGTTAGAATATTTAGGTTTAGACATTGTAATATTTATGTAATCTAGTTAAAACATGTTCTATGTTATTATCTATATAGGATTCAGGTATATCCCACATACGCATAGGACTACGAATACGCTCATTAACGGTATCCTTAGTTAATTTAGTTTGATAAATATATTTATAACCTAAATGTTTTTCTTCTTCATTAATATTTAGCATTTTAGATTTGTAATTCTCTAATTTTTTAAGAGGAACTTTTTTGCAACCAATAACAGTACTAAAGTAGCTTTCTATTCCTGTATTCATTAAGGAACCTTTAACTTTAACTAAAGTTTCATTTACCATTTCAGACTCATTAAAAATATCTGAAGTATGAGCAGTAAATATAATATTCTTGGTAGAATTAGCTACATTCTGGGCCATCATATTTTTCATAAATTGAGCATAATCACTCCAAGCTTTCATTGTATTAGATGATGTAAGTACTTTAGTACTTTCAAACATATCCATTAGATAAGTTAAACTATCAACTACAATAGTATGGACAGACTCATCATCTTCTGCTGCTTTAATTGCATCAGGTACATCTGTAGGGTCCGTAATTGTGTATTCTTTAAATTTTGATTTAAAGGGTAGCTTTTTATTATTTTCACAGTTTAAATACATTACCCCCTCAGGGTTTTTCATGTGTTCTAAACTAGCTGATTTACCTGTGGCTGATTTGCCACATAACAATACTAAATTATTGTTCATTATTTATTCTCCTTCTGGATTATTTTTTTATCGATTGATCGCATTATTTTTGAGTGAATTTCCTCTTGGCTTATAGGGTCTGTAATTTGATCATTAAACGCTACTAGCTTATTGCTAATAGCATCTGTTGGATAGCCATTATCCATTAACATAAAGCCGTATCTAAGAAGCATATTTGCTCTATTACCGACTTCAATTCTATTAAAGAACCATCTTTCCATATTGCTCATGTCCTGAGTATTTAAGATTTTTTGCTCTTGTTCTCTTGCTTTTTTAGTTTGAGGGATAAACAGAGTAGCATCTAGCAACTCTCCACTATTAAAAAAGTGTATACCACTATATGACATCCATTTTCTTGCTATATCTTTTGTTGCAGTATCACAATCAAATGGTAGCCAATTAAATACATTTTCCATAAATTTTGAATAATCTCTTGGATTTAGCTTTAAATAATGAGATAATGGAAAGATTAGCCTAAATCTATTCTTAGTGTCAGTATGACGCTTAGTGGTGGCAAACAGCACTGTATAGTCATTAAGAAGTTCTTTAGCAGAATCTAAATTACATTCCCCATCTATATCTAATATTAACAAGTCAAAGCCTGGAATAGCTTTTTCACTTGAACGATATTTATTTAAGAAGCTGTGAGCTGTGTAGTGATAACCAGTAATACTTATTAACTCAGGTAATCTACTAAATTTAGTAATTGCGCCCTCAAAGCCCTCTGTAATTTCAGTGCTATAAGCTATATGAATTTTATCTAGATTAGTTTCTTTTAAAGCTTCTCCAGATAAAAATTCAATATCATCTACATAAGTTCTGCGAATTATAATATTGTTTTTATATCCCCATGCAACTGCTAAAGATAACATATCTTTCTTTTGTGCTTCTGAACCTCTGTAGAAGGGTAATTCTTCTAATAAATCTACTTGAGTAACCTCTTTGCCTACATCAGCAATATATCTTGCTAAACGGGCATATGAACCCTCTTTAGTAATGATTCGATTAAAGTGTTCACCTGAATCTTCTGTAAGTTGGATTGCACTATTTAAATGATTTTTATTTACATCTTTACTACCTTCTACAAATGCATAGGCACCTGCAAGTTTTAAAGCTTTATAGTATCTATGTGACAATTCAGATTTTTTAATATCTTCATGTGCTTTTAATTTATAAGCTCTACTTTCACACTGAATTTTATAATTAAGTAGATGAATAGTATCTTCTTTGCTAATTGTTAATACTGTATTAAATTTATTTCTGTCTGCTAAACCAGCAATAATTTGACTAATACGTAATGTATCTTTAACAATATTAGAAGCTGTTAGAGCATCATATAATTCTTCAGCAGTTTGTTCTTTATAATCATTGAGTGTATTAGTAAAACCAAATAGCATTCTACGAGCATATCCGGTTTCAAGCATTTGTTTAAAGTCTTCTTCAACTTTACTACCATCTAATAATTTAGTGGGTGTACCAAATAACATAAGATTAGTGGGTGTTTTACCCAGTAGCTCCTCTCCCCTTTTATTTTCACTAGTATTCTTTGTAAGTTTTTGTTTTACTTTACCTACATCATAGAGTTCTAAAAAAGTATTGAGCATTTCTATATTACCAGTTAAATTAGAGCCTACTTCGTCTAACTCCAGGTTCATAGAACCTGCGTTAGACATTAGTAATTTAAGTCTCATCTGTTTAACTGCAGGTGCTGTACCACTATCAAAACTAAATGCTAATGTTCCTAAAGCATCATAATCTCTTTGTACTTCATTCATTGCTTCATCAGCAGACATATGGGGATTAGTGGATTGTCGTCTTGCAGCAATTTGTAATAATTGTGCATTACTCTCTCCAGGTAATACATCCCTTAAAAATTTTATTCTAAAGCTATCAATAATATCTTCTTCCATGATATTAGTTGAAAAACCTTTACCTGTTCCTGAAGGCATTAAGTTTAATACATAAGTATTAACTGGAAGTATTCCTCTATCTCTAGTTTCAATGTTACATCGCATCATTGAAGCTACTTTAGATAGATAGTAAGCTACTAATAATCTAAAAAAATGTCTATTTTGTGATTGAGTTTTAGCAACTAGGATATCAACAATTTCTTCAGAGAACTTGAAATATCTAGAATCAGTCATTTTAGGAATAAGTATAAGGTTCTATACCATTAATAATTCTGCAATAGACGCTTCTACTTTTATCTAAAGATAGTTTACGATTACAAAATGTTGTAAATTCAGCATAAGTTTCAATACCAAATTCATCTTTTTCTCTATAGAATTTGCGAATTTGAGTAACTTCTTTTTTAGAAAGTTTATCACCATTTCGCTTTTTTCTAGTAGTTCTTGATTTTGTAATTTTAACTTTTTCTTCTTTAGGTTTTTTATTTTTAGAAGAAAACCAATTTTTTATATACCACCATTGATCATTCATAATACTAATCTCCCTTGATTAATTAAATTTTTTGCTTGTTCACATATATCAGATACTTCACAATATCTACAAGCTTTTACTTCACCTGGTACAGTTACTACTGTTCCCACTCTCCCATCAGCAGCTAAACGAGCATTTGCCTCATCTAAAGTATCATAATTTTTAGTGGCTCTAGCCATTTTTGCTGGATTCTTATAATATTTGTATTTTGTATCAGATTCCCATAATTCTTCTTTAGTACATTCTGGTAATTTATTTTGAGGTTTATCTAAACATTCTTTAAATTCTTTTATTTTATTTCTAATAAAATAATCAGTTTGTTCAAAGGACCATAGAGGATATTCTTTGGTAATAACTCTAGTTTGGGGATATTTTGGGTCTCTCATAGCTTGACTTGATGACCAATCTGTAAATATATAATGTATTTGAATCACATCTTCTGTAATTTTAGGAGTTAACCATTTATAGATACTACCCTGTTGTGTATATTTAAGTGCGTTAGAATCGAAGATATATGTCCATACAGAAGTACTTTTATAATCAGATACTGTTCCATCTACTACTAAGTCATATTTTCCTGAAATAATAAAATCATCAACTTCTTTTTCATGTCGTTGTTCAACATATATAGGTATATGTTCACCATAATCAAATCCATCCATATCACTTGGATTAATTACAATTTTATCGTCTAAATTAGACATTTCTAATGTTTCAAGGGCTTTACTAATATTATATCTATTAGTCCAAGCTTCTTCAGCAATAGCATGAATTGCTGAGCCCATACGGGCACTTACTAAATTCATAATATCAACTGTTTTGTCTAAACCTCTATTTTGTTGGATTAATGTTAGTGCTCTTGTCGGTTTAAGAAGAGAAGTAGCACTAATTACATTTTCTCTTTGATCATAGTCGTAACTATCATGCATTAACCATACGGCTAATGGTAAAGATATATTATCTTTATTAGTATATTTAAAAGGCATTTAAAATCTCCTGTATTTGATTGACATTTGCATTATTAGGCAAATTTACTTGTTTATCCCATGATTTTCCAATTTCTAAAGTAGCTTCCATAGGTACATCATTTGAAGAAATGCTCGGATGAGCATTCCATTGCATCTCTTTAATTAAAGTGTCATTAAGAAATTTGATAGTTTCTGGATTCTCTTTAACTAGAAAATATGCTGCGTCATGAATTGTGTTTATAGGATATATATCATACACCATATTGGACTCTTCTATGAGTTTATTCGTAGCAATTAAGGCTCTGTTAATTAACATGCCCCAGGACTGTGTTACAGCGTTATTTGCACTTCTAGCCTCTGCTATAGCAGCATAAGGTGTTGATTTTTTATTATGTATAGTAATAGCTAATAGTGGACACTTTATCTGTAGTCCAAATGCACATTTCATATAACCATTTTTCTCTGCAAAGTTTATGTTGTCTTGTATAAATATGTCAGATTTAGCATAAAGGTTATGATAATTACGCTCAATTAATTTAGCTTCTTTTTTAGGAATTCCAATATTAGAAACTAATGTATGCCAGGTACCACTATAAGTAAGAGCAAATGTTGGTCCTTTAGACTTTTGTCTAAGTTCTGGATATTTAGTTTCAATAGAATTGATACTTTCTACTGTATTTTTAATATCAGGCATTTGATCTTTGAAATAGGTATATGCTCTTAAACTATGTCCATCATAACCATCTGTATAAACTTTGATTTTATTTGGGTCTTTAGTTAGAACAGCATTAATTCTGTCTTCTAGACTATTAAAATCTGCACTAGCCCATAAGTAACCTTTTGGTGCTATAAAGCAAGATTTAATAGCTTTACCATAAATACTATTATTAGGTAGATTTTGTAGATTAGGATCACTGGAACTTAGTCTTCCTGATTGTGTTCCTCCTAACTTTAAGCTACCGTGTAAATATCCATTAATGCTATATTTCTCAAATGCTTTAATAAAAGTACTTATTATCTTGCTAGTTTGACTTATTTCTATTAAAAATTCTAAAATTTTTTTATGTGAATCTTCTTTAGCAATATCTAATAGCTTATTAAGAGTTTTAGCTCCTGTTGCTGGTTGACCACTATCTGTAAAATCAATTGGTTTATATCCTAATTGATTATAAAATAATTGTCTAATATGTTTATTAGACTTAGGATTAAACTGTAGGTTTATGAAATCACTATAAGGTTTACATTTACGCTTTAATTGATTATTAGCATCAACCATAGTTTGATGCCTAAATTCCCAATTAAATTTAAAAATTTCAGGATATGTTTTAATCCTTTCAATATAGTTATCGTGTTTAGTTACCAAATTTTGTCTTAATTGTTTAACTTTTTCTTTATCTAAAGGTAATCCGATAAGCATCATTTTTAGTAATACTTTAATAGATGGTTGAAATATTGTGTTATAAGGCTCTAATAAATTATTATCTGTGACTATCTTTTTATATTTGTCATAAACATACCAAGTTGCTAAGCAATCTTTAAGGTTATATTCCATTAATTCTTCTTTGGGATAAGTTATGGTATATCTTAAATCAATACCATAATTACCAGCAAATTCTAAAGCATTAGACTTTAAATCTAATTTAGCTTCTGTTGTACTGTTTTTTGCAAGATAGGTATATAACATACTATCTTCAACATTTTCAAAGAGATCTAGACCCTTTTGCATAGACTGTACATCAAATGTATAATAGAAAGATTCTGTCATAAACAATTTAAATATAAGTTGTTTACAATCAAATAATGTATTATGAAATATCATTGTTCCTGAATAATCACTAAAAAAGTCTTTTAGTATTTGATTATCT